AAAATCTTATTACGATACTTATTCATTGTATTGTTTAAGTATTCTTCTGCCTTTCCTCTTGGGAGGTTACCAACATCAATATAGAATATACGACGTTCTGGCGCTCTTGAAATACGGTAAATGACCAATGAATCTTCCATCATTGATAATTGATTTAAAGGCTTAAGGGCTTTTTGTAAGTAACCTGTAACCTTATCACGTGCATCATTTAACATACCAGAGTTAACTTGAATAATAGCATCGGTGGATATCTTAAGACCTTCCCCTAACTCATTCATGTTATCATCTTGATATAGGTAATACTCACCCAATACTTTATTTAACATTGCACCAGTACCAGGATCTTTAACCTTATCAACCTCTTTAACCTTTCTAATTTTAGTTGGATCAATAGGTCTTAATTCAACAATACCTTTTTGGGCAGAGTTCTTATCTATGATTACATGGAAGAACAACCGGCCGTCGATGTACCATCTTCTAAACATATCCCAACCTTGATTGGTAAAATCAAGTAGTTGGTTAACATTATCCCATTCTTCCATAATAATCTTTTTAACATTATCAGGTTGTTCTAAGTTATCTAAGTTAAGTTTAGTGATGATACCATCTTCTGCTGTAATAGCTTCATTTACAATATCTTCAATGGCTTGATCTACTTCAGGGTACGTCGAAATACCACGATACTTCATGATTAAATCTTTATCGTTTTGAAATGAATCGCCATTTATATCTAAATACTGACCAAAGTAACCACCTGATGGAGATATCTCATACGATCCATCTAGGTTATCTTGGGTAGCAAATGATACAGGTTTATTTTCAACTTCAGATTTCTTTTTCTTAAATGAAAATCCAAATATACTTTTATCGTTTTCTGCCATAAGTCTCAAATTATTAAATTAATTAATCACCACTTTCTTAAATATTATTTATAACACTTAAGAAAGGAGTGCCCTCCGAAAAGGGCCTTCCTTTATATTAAGAAGTAGTTGTACTTTCCCAATATTGTACCTGAAGTTCAACAGTGAACTCTTCGATAGCATTTTCTGTATCATATGACACTTCAATTGCTCCAACGTTTGTTGGGAAACAACCTCTGATATTATATGATTTCAACTCCGTGCCATCTTTGTCTAACTGAGCAACAATCATATCTGACATATAATCATTAGGGTTAGTTAAACCAGTGTTAGCTTTATGTTGATTGATACCATTCATCCATTCTTCGAATGAATTTCTAACATCAAAACCAGTATCATTAATAACTGTGATTGTCCAAGGTTCAAAAGTTCTGTCACCCGCAACCTGCAATTGTCTACCACGGAACGGTACCATGATAGGAGCAATTGTTGATGCCGGTAAAGAAGCAGCTTTTACCATGAATGATGCAAGTTCTACATCAGCAGTAACATATGAAGGGAAACCTAAAGTTGCCTTAAATAAGTTAGCTCTAGCACCACCACCAGTTAGTTTTGCTTTAAAATCGTCTACGCCTAAGATTGCCATGATTAATTACCTCCAGCAATTTCACTAAACTCTACACCAGTTCTTGTGGCAATAAAGTTTAATGTGATAAAGTTAATAGAACGTGCAGGCTTAATGTATATGTCAGCAACAAAGCGATTGGTATCAATAATGTTACCAGTGTTATTTGTTTCATCACATACAACCATAAAGTCTGTAACACCACGTCTTCCTTTAATGTCACGTAGGAAAGGTTCTGTCATATTTCTAAATTGAGCTCTAGTGAATTCATCATTGAATTCAAATAATGAAGCACGTGAAGCTTTAGATATAGCCTTTTCTAATGTGATAAACAATCTACGAACATTGATTCTGTCAAATGCAGAAGCTTTAGTTTGTAGTGTTTTATCACCCCATAACATTGTACCTTGACCAGGGAAAGCAACAATAGGGTTAATACCTTGCTTGTATAAGTCATCTCTATTAGCTTGTGTAGGATTAAATGCAAGTTTAGTTACATTACGTACATTACCTCTAGTCATACCGGCAGGTGAGAACCATGCATCAGCAACCATATCAGCATTAGCACTTAAGCCAGCCATAGAGCCTGAAGCAGGAATCCAACGATATTTATCTTTATATTTATCATAAACATATAACGCACCCGAATCAGCGAAGGCATATGAAGATGAAGTTAATGAAGTTCTCCATGTAGTAATATTAGCAACCGGAGTTGTAGTACCTACAGTAGCAGAGATAGGAGGGGAAACAAAAGCAACACAATCTTTTCTGGCATCAGCTAACGCGATAACATAATTTGAAAGTGTAGTTGCATCAGCACCGGCCATCGGATCAGGACAAATGATTAATGAAATTTCAACTGTTTCAGCATCTGCAAACATATCATATGCTAACGTTGTTTCGCCAACAGTTAATACATTGTCATCAGCACCACCAGATAAAGATACATCAATATTAGTGGTAGTAGCAAATGCATTTGACTCATTACGGTCACCAGAGTCAGATAATGCAGCAGGTGCATCACCAATTCTTACCCAAGATGAAGCTCTATTGATTTTAGCTACCCAATAATTTGTAGTACCATCAGATGTTACAGCATTTCTTGCCTGTGAAACATACTCATATGTTTCAAGAACAGTATTTGCCGTACCTGTAATAGCACCAGTTGTATCATATACAACAACATGCATTTCATCAGTGCTACCACCAACCGCTGCAGCATCAACAGATGTTCCAGGAGCCGCGGTAAAGTTACCTGCGAATGACCAAGCAGCAAAGTTAGCAGCGGCAGAACAAACTGCAATACCAACGTCGTTACCAATCTTACCAGCATATTTACCTACAGCCCAATCGCCGGCAGTAAATGTTGCGTTTTCAAAATCATCATCATTTTTTACTAAAATACCTGTACCAGATACTGTAGAGTTTAATGATGTTGAACCTACACCACGAACAACACGTAATGTGTTACCATAGCTTAAAAATTGAGCCGCTCCAAGAACACTTTTAAAAGTGTCTCCATTGGGTTGCCCAAACGTTTCTACTAATTGCTTTTCACTACCAACTGTAATAATTTCCATTGCTGGACCCCACTGGAATGAACCAGCGAGAGCACCAATAGATGCAGATGTTGCAGGAATAACATTAGTTAAATCGATTTCTTTTACCTGAACACCAGGTGAGACTAGAAATGCCATTTAATTCTCCTATCAAAGATTAATAAGTTAAAAAATCATAATACGGTTTGCTTTCAATATAGTTATTTATAATACCTAACCTTTCCATATTTCCCAGCCTTCGCCAAATTCATGACCAAAAGCACAGTCATCATTACCCATTATGCCTACAGGTATTAATTCAGCTTCATATTGTTTTACTCTTTCTTTATATAGTAAGTTTTTCATTGTAATATCTGTTGCTTCTTCAAAGAATGGAGTTGAGGTAAACCACCCAAACATAACAAGGTTCATCATTAAGTCATCATGAGCATTACTATCTGCTTCATATGAAGAACCTTTACCAATAAACGTTGAAGCTTCTCTTATTGTTTCCTCATCATTGATTGTTAACTTACCTTGTTCCATAATATCTTTAATATTAGAACAACCAATACGTTTAATCTTTTTATTCATGGTAACACCAATGGCATTAGCTTTAATCATTGATTCAACAAATACATTCTCATATTCTAAGTCATAGTATAGTCCATTACATACCAACAACCCAGCATCGTTACTTTCAATTATAGCATACGCTTCATTAAAATGAGTGGCATATTTATATATGATATCTGGGAATAGTAGTGGTGATATCATATTATCTCTAAAGGTAGCAACCTGATTGAATGGTTCCACGCTAACATCAATGATAGTAAAGGTGGAGTAATCCATACCTCTACCACGGGATACATCAACAAACATTAAATAGTTATGACCCTCAATAGGATCTTCAAAGATTTTAATGCTATCCTTAACAGCAATAGGATCCGAGGCTTTTAATGCCAGTAATGTATTAGCATTGATTAAGGTATTACCAGTACCGTGGAATGAGTTACCAAATTCTTGATCAAACTGCAATTCAGATGTGTTGGCAATAGTCATACGCTTCCACTCTTCATCTCTTCCAGGCACATCCCACCAGTCTACTCTATATGGAACGAATTCATTAGTCTTTTGTAGAGCCCCTTCATAAAGTCTGTGGTATATGTTACCCAAACCATTGGCAGTAGATGTAATAATAACTTTAGTGGTCTTACCAGCACTCACAACAGGATATGTTGATGTATAGAATTCAGTTGCATTTTCAACAAAAGCAAACTCATCTAGGTAGAGTAAGTTAATTGACATACCACGAATTGATGATCCTGAAGTAGCCGCGGCTATTAGTCTGGAGTTATTGGAGAATTCGATTGACCCTTTGTTCAATGCCTTACACCCAGGCTGGAGAAAGAATGGAGTGTTCTCTAACATAAGAGTAATTCTACTTAACATCTCCCTAGCAGTAGCACCTTTGTTGGCCAAAATAGCAATAGTCTTCTCTGAATGGAATAGGGCGTACCATAGTAGATATGCCACGGTTGATATTGATTTACCACTCTGTCTACATGCCAGAACAATAGAGAATCGATTATCATTGAAGTGTTTAAACATCTCTCTCTGATAGTCATATAACTTAAATGGTACTAAACCTTCATCAAGTGATATTACTTTGGCATAGTTCTCTGCAAAATATACTGGGTCCTTATGACACTTCTGATACTCAAGGACTTCTTCCTTTGTCCAAGTATGCTCTACATCGGCCCCTCTTACATTAGGGTTGCCTAAATATTTATTTTGAAGTATGTTCATATATTATTCTAACATGGCCATTAATTCCCGCCACAGACTCTGATTCGACGAAATCTAGCAT